GCGGAAACGCTCAGGGCAAGATCACGAAAATTGTTCGCGATGGCCAGCTCGACGTACCTGGAGCAGAAGTTGTAATTAATGGCGAGGAAGATAATCCTGCAGCGTTAATTCAAATTTACCGTGAAGGGAGCGAAGGTTGGCGTGAGACTGATGTTTATGCAGGACATAGATTCAGTACACTGAAAAAGATCGCAGCCTTACGCGCAATGGAACTTACTTCGGAGGTGCCTGATGTCGTCGCAGAAGAGAGTTCTAAAAAAGAATTGTCTCGCGATCTTGAAGGTACAAAATTCAAGCGTGTTGAAGCAACAAATTTCAACATGGTTGACGAAAGGAGCATGGAATTTCCATTCAGCTCTGAATATCCCGTGGCTCGTTACTTTGGAAACGAAATCTTGAGCCATGGCATGGAGTCTGCGAATCTTTCGCGGCTCAATGATGGCGCACCGCTTCTTTATAACCATGACCCAGATCGCATGATCGGCGTTGTCGAACGTGCTTGGGTGGATGGTGAGAAGAAACGCGGTTACGCCAAGGTGCGCTTTTCGCGCAATAAATTTGCGCAAGAAGTGCTCCAAGACGTTCGCGATGGAATCCTTCGCGGCGTTTCTTTCGGCTACTCCATTGATAAAATGGAGGAGCGTGAAGATGGCCTTGTAGCTACCAATTGGTCGCCTTACGAGGTCTCGTTAGCTGTTATCCCAGCTGACCCCACTGTCGGAGTTGGACGTTCTCTTGAGATCGACGATTCTGACGTAAATGTTGAGGTTGAGCGTTCTTTACAGGACGCCGACCCTGACACTGCGGCTTCGACCGCATCTCCCGTAAACACAGTGACTGAAGTCATGGAAAGCACCACAACTGATGTGGAGGTGATCCGGTCTGAGGCCGTAGAGGCCGAACGTAACCGGATTGCATCCATCAACAAACTCGGCGAGCGTCATAACCTCTCCGATCTTGCACGCGAATTGATCTCCGGCGGCCAGTCTGTCGATGAGGCTCGCGCTGCTGTCCTCGAAAAAATCGGAACTCAACCCGTGGAACACAGCATCACCGCCAACGACATCGGCCTCTCTGATAAGGAGACCCGTAGCTTCAGCTTCGTCAAAGCTCTGAACTATCTCTCTAACCAGGGTGATGCTCAGGCTCGTCGCGATGCAGCATTTGAAATTGAAGTTGGCGAGGCTGCTGCCAAGCAGTACGAGCGTTCTTCAAACGGCATCGTCATTCCTAACGAAGTCCTTCGTCGCGACTTGGTTGTAGGCACACCTACAGCTGGTGGTGACTTGGTTGACGACGTGCTTCTGGCTGGAAGCTTCATCGATCTGCTTCGCAACCGCCTGGCAATCGCTCAGGCTGGTGCAACGATGCTGACCGGGCTGCAGGGCAATGTGTCAATCCCCCGTCAGACTTCTGCCGCTACTGCTTACTGGGTTGGCGAGAACGCTTCTCCCACCGAGTCTCAGCAGGCCATCGATCAGGTCAACATGACACCCAAGACCGTGGGTGCATTTGTTGATTACAGCCGTCGCCTGTTGCTTCAGAGCAGCATCGACGTTGAAGGCATGGTTCGCAACGACCTTGCCCGTGTGATTGCACTGGAAATCGACCGCGCTGCCATCTACGGCACCGGCTCTTCCAATCAGCCTCAAGGCTTGACCAACGTGAGCGGAATTGGCTCCGAGACCCTTACGGGCACCGGCACCTTTACCGAGTTCATCGCAATGGAGACCGACGTTGCTGCAGCTAACGCTGACGCTGGCGCTCTTCGTTACATCGTCAACGCCACCACTCGTGGCGGCTTGAAAGGAACCAAGAAGGACACTGGTAGCGGCGAATTCGTCTTCGCTGATAACGAGATCAACGGTTATCCCGTGATCGTCTCCAACCAGCTTGCAGCCAACGACGCACTGTTCGGTGACTTCTCCATGTTCATCATGGGCATGTGGTCTGGCTTGGATCTGACTGTTGATCCTTACGCTGGCGCTACTGCTGGCACCGTCCGCGTGATCGCTCTTCAGGATGTTGACTTTGCTGTCAAGCAGCCTGGTGCATTCTGCTTCGCTACCTGATACTCATGAGAGTTGAGATCATCCGCAATGTGATGATCAACGGGGAGTCTGTGAAAGCAGGCTCCTTTGTTGAAGTCGAGCAAGGCATTGCAACACTGCTGATTGGCAGCGATAAGGCCAAGGTGGCTTCAGACCCTGAGCCTGCACCAGCTTGTCCTCCTAAACCTGCCACTACGACCGCGCCGAAAGTAGTATCTACACGACGCGGACGTGTAAAACCTTCTTCTGGAGAGGACTAATGACCATTTTATCTGTCGGACTTGAAAAGCTCTCACATTTTGCGTTAGCTCCCACAGCTTCACGCACTTCTGCTCTTGACGGCACTGCTGTTGACTTGAATGACTATGAAGGTGACATTTGCGTAATTCTCGATGTCGAGAATGGCGGAACTTCAACTTTGGATGTCAAAATTCAGTCAGCTGACACCTCTGGTGGAACCTATTCTGACGTGACTGACGCTGCGTTTACGCAAGTAAGCACAAGCGCAAGCAAGCAGACGTTGGTTTTTGATAAAGGAAGCGCCAAGCGTTACATCAAAGCTGTTTCAACAGTATCTACTTCAACTCACACCTATAGCGTCAATGCTTTCGGTGCTCTGAAGTACGCTTAACAACGACATGCGCCTAGAGTCAACTAGGCGCTTTTTCTTATGGCATTCACGGAAGACCTAAGCGTTTTTTTAAGCAGTGCTGATTTCGCTGTTTCTGTTACGTCTGGCTCGACTTCAGGGCTGGGGATCTTGGACATGCCAAGCGAAATTATTGCTGACGGAGTGGTGCTGACGACTGACTATAAGTTGACGTGTGAGTCATCAAAGTTTGGGAGCTTGCTGCATAGCGATGCAGTGTCAGTTGATGGAGTCAACTACACTGTTAGAAGCGCGAACCTCATCGACGATGGGAAATTCGTCGAGTTAATGCTGATGAAGGACTGATGACTGTTGAAATTGGCTATTTCGCGGACAACTCTAAGAACATTCATTTCTGGGATCCTCTCACGGCTGATGGCTCAACGCCTGCGGTGAAGATCGCTGGCATCAACTTTGTATTTGTTCATAAGATTGTTGGTGCAAACGTAACTGTCATTGACGAGGGGTCTTTAAATGGGACTGATTGGTTTGCCCTTGAGTCTCATTCTCATTCTGGTAGCGGTATCGACGCTCATTTTTACTCCAACTCTCCTGTGCTTTATGTCAGATGCACTGTGAGCAATGTATCCAGCGGCGAATCTTTCCAGGGCTCTGTGATGTCTGATTAATGACTACTAGACGCGAACAAATCCTGGCTCAAATTGCCACAACATTGGCCAGCACTGCTGGGGTCAATGGGAGGGTTTATCGGTCGCGAGTGACGGCTTTGGCTAGAGCGGAGTCTCCTGCCGTTATCGTTGAGCCAACGACTGACACCTGTCAGCAGAACACAAGCCTGCCAAAGCTTGATTGGACAATGCGAGTCAGAGTGATCGTTACCGTTAGATCATCTAATCCATATACGGACGCTGATCCTGTAATCGAATCGATGCACTCACTGTTGATGGCGGATTTGACTCTGGGTGGATTGGCGATTGATATTCAACCTGTTATTACTAATTTTGATTTTTTTGATGCTGATCAGCCTGCGGGTGTTTTCTCTTGTGATTACGAAGTGCTTTATCGAACTCAAGTAGCAGACCTTACTTCTTACTAAGGTCTAAGCAGTCGCAAGGATTACGATGAAAGACGAGTACAGCGGTCAAGGTGGGTCGTATCTTCTCGATCCAGAAACCGGAAAACGCACTCTGATTCAGCGAACACTTCCCGCCGACCCCCGACAAGAAAATGGCACCACTTCTTCTACGGAAACGACTGATTCTGATCGAAACAGAGTCGAGCTACGGAGTCGATCCGACTCCAACAGGAACCGACGCGGTTTTGGTGAGAGATCTGAACATCACCCCACAGCAGAGTGATGTTGTTAATCGTGATCTGATTCGTCCCTACTTAGGCGCTTCGGAGCAGCTGCTGGCCAACACTCGCGTTGAATGTACGTTCAGTGTTGAGCTAGCAGGATCTGGTACTGCTGGCACCGCTCCGCAGTACGGCAAGGCGCTTCAAGCTTGCGGCCTTTCTGAGACTGTATCCGCTGGAGTCAGTGTCACCTATGCACCAGTAAGTGCATCTTTCAGTTCAGTCACTATTCACTACAACATTGATGGTGTTCGTCACAAGGTGACTGGTGCCAGGGGAACGTTTACCTTAAATGCAAACGTTGGCGAAATCCCTTCGATTGATTTTACCTTCACTGGCATCTACAACGCCCCTGACGATTCAGCATTGCCTAGCGTCACTTACGCAAACCAGGCAACACCGCTGATCTTTAAGAACGGCAACACAGACACCTTCTCCTTACTGTCTTACTCTGGCTGCTTGCAGTCAATTAGTTTAGACATCGGCAATTCTGTTGTTTACCGAGAGTTGATTGGTTGCACGAAGGAAGTGCTGATCACTGATCGCAGTGCAAGCGGTAGCGTGAGCCTTGAGATGATCTCGATTGCCACGAAGGACTATTTCACTGCGGCTTTGACTGACGGCACGCTAGGCGACTTGACGTTCCAGCATGGCACCACTGCTGGGAACATTGTTGATTTTTCGAGCAGTCAAATCGACATTGGCGATGTCAGCTATGGAGACCAGGACGGCATTGCGATGCTAAACATCCCATACACCGCGATTCCATCAACGGCAGGGAACGATGAGTTCAGCTTGGTGTACACTTGATCTGAACAGATGGGCTCCTGAGGCCGTGTTGGAGAGCACGGCCTTTTTTATTGCTGTAAGCTAATTGCAGTTAAATTTGCTCAATGGCATTCGTTCGCAAAAAGGTCAAGACTTTTAAATGGCCTGTAAAAGTTGAAGAGCCTGCTGATGGCGGAGTGTTTGAGACTTCGACCTTTGATGCAGTCTTTAAGCGGGTGGCGAGGTCTGAGTTCCAAAAGCTTGCTGATAAAGGCGATTTTGACTTGCTCAAGTCTGTATTGATCGGATGGGAAGGTATTGAAGATGAAGAAGGTAAGCCCGTTCCGTTTAGTCAGGCAACGATGAAAGAATTTGCCGATGACGCTTATTGGATTCGCGGCGTGTTGCAGGCTTACACCGAGACGTTTGAGGGGGCGAAACTGGGAAACTAAAAGGTGCCGTTGAGTATTGGGCGAAAGGCGGCAAGAGGGTAGAAGATAAAAGTGGTGATGATGCAGCGGCGTTTGGATTGAAGCCGCAGCGTCAGGCCGCTCCTAAGGAGGAGCACTTTGAAGTATGGGAAGAGAACTGGGAAACAGTAGTGATGTTCTTGCGAATGCAAACGCAATGGACCGTCACGATGGGAGGTTACGTTGGTTTGAAATATGAGGTTTTGCTTGGTGCGTCAGGACTGATGTCCCTTTATGATGTAAGCAATCCCCGTGAGATGCTGGAGGATCTTCAGGCAATGGAAGCCGCAGCCCTCTCAGAACTGAACAAGTCGGATAAGTAATGGCAAGTAACGAGACCGTTCTAAAGATTAAGGCTGAGATCGAGAATCTCCAAGGTCTTAATCAGCTAAAAACTGCACTTCGGAAATCTTCGGCTGAGGCGAAAGGAGCTGATAATGATTTTAAAGGGCTTATTCAAAAGGTAAGAGATCTTCAGTCAGCGTCCGTTAAATCAATCAATAACTTAAACGCTCAGAGAGATGCGTTTGAGGCACTTAGGCGTTCTGTTGATTTAAGCAGTAAGGAATACAAGGAAGCCAGGGATGAGATTGAAAAGATAGACAGAGCCTTGAAAGAGGCTAGCGGAACTGTCGTTAAATATTCCAAGAACTCAATCAACGCTCTTCGTGCTCAAAAAAATGAGCTTTTGGCAGTAAGGGATTCTGCTGACCTTATGAGCAAAGAGTTCAAGGAGGCTGGTGTTGAGATTGCCAAGTTGGACAAGAAGCTTGCCAAGGCTGAGGGCAGAGGACGCGGCGGAAGACTTAAGGCTGGCGCTCAGATTGCAGGCACTGTCGCAGGCGCTGGTGTGTTTGGTGGGCCGGAAGGTGCGATTGGAGCCTTAGGCGGCGGATTAATAGGCGGAGTCGGGGGCGCAGTGTTAGGAGGCGCAATTGGAGCGCAGGTCGGACAGTTAAGGAAAGTAGCTGGTGGCGTTGCGGAATATGTCGCTGAATTGAACTTGGCCAAAGGTGCCCTTGGCGGGGTGTCTAAAGATGTTGTTGAGTACAACCAAAACCTTGACTTTGCTAGAGAGATCAGCAAGAAATACGCAATTAGGCTTACCGACGTAGTTAAAGGTTTGACGGGTGTAACTGCTGCTGCAAAAGCAAATAACCTTACCGTCAAGCAAACTCAAGCGATTTACGAGGGCATTACCGTTTCTGGCGTTGCGGCAGGAAAGTCTCAAGAAGATTTGCAGGCTTTATTCCTTGCAACAACTCAGGTTCTGAGTAAGGGGAAGGCTAGTGCTGAAGAAATTTCTGGACAAATCGGTGAACGCATTCCTGGTGCCGTAGCAAAATTCGCTGCCGCGAACAAGATTAGCCTTCAGGAGTTGGCAGAACAATTCAAGAAAGGAGAGGTGACAATTGCAAAATTCGTCAGATTCACCGAGCAGCAGGGTGAGGATTATGCAGAGGTTGCTGAAGCCTTAGCTAGTGGTCCTGAAAAGGCAGGAGTGAGGCTTCAGATCGCGCTTGATGAAGCGAGTGAAGCTTATGGGGGATTTTTCTTGAAGACAGGCGCAGGCTTTCAGGACTACTTGACAAATCTTGTGAATTTTGTCATTGACAACGAAGAACAGTTCAAAATTTTACTAGCAAAAGTAATTGTTTTTGCGGAAGATGTTTATGATACATTCGCCGGTCTGGGCAAGGCTATTTGGCAAATATTTGGAGGGCTCTTCCAGGGCATAGGCAAATTAATAGTTGAGTTCTCACGGGCAACCGCAGCCATGTTCAGGCAGCAAGACCTAGAGGGGCTTGTTAGGGAAAAAGGGCTAAAGCCAAACGATATAAGAAGGCAAGCTTTTAACCAAATACAACAGGAATCAGGAGATCTTCTCGCCCCTTATAAGGACAGAGGAGCACTCAATAACCTTTACAACAAGTTGTTAGCAGAAGCTGCCGGAGTTGACAAAACTAATGAAGAGAATCGATTAGCAGAGGTCTTGAAGGGTTTCGGCAAATATACTCCCCCCGCATTTGCCAAGCCTGGCCAAACCGCTCCCCCCGCTGCCGGTGATCTTGATGGCGATGGTGACGGTAACGGGTCAGGCAAGACCAAAACTAAAAGGCCAGCGCGAGCCGATTTCAGCATGTTAGAGGGGGCTTTTGCTCGCGATGCAGCTTTAAGAGTACAGAAGGAGAATGCAGCGATTGAAATTGAAATAGTAAAAGCAGAGTTTGAAGGGAATAAAGCGCAGGTTTTTGCCTTAAAGCAGAAGCAGGAAAGGTTAAAAGTAAATCAGATTATCGTAAACCTTGAAGAACTTACAAGACAAAGGGCGATACAGATAGTGAATGCTCAATCAAAAGGGTTGGATGTTGCAAAGGTGCAAAGCAAGCAACTAAAAGATCAAAACAATCTCCAGCTTGCAAGGCTTGAGAAAGAGACGCTTTTAACAGTTCAAGAAGTAGAGCGCCTGAAATTTAATAAAGAAATAACAGCCGAGCTAGACAAGCAACGAAAATCTTTTGAAGATCAGTTCTTAGACAGGCAACGAGAGTTGGGCCTTATTTCATCTGGTGACTACAACCAAGTGTTACTGGGGAGAGAGCGCGATAGGCTGGCGGATCCAAAGCTTGGCCTAACCTCTGAGCAGCAAGATAGAGGTCTTGATCAGTACCGCCAAACAATAGATCCGACGTTGACGGAAGGGTTGAGCCAAAACATTCGCAGTTTGAAAACAGAGCTGGAAGATCTAGTAAATCCAATCAACCAAATCACTGGCGCAGCAAACGCCATTGGCAGTGCATTTTCACAGTCGTTTACGAATGCAATCAGCGGATCCAAAAGCGCAAAAGAAGCATTGGCTGATTTCTTCAAGAGTGTTGGCAGTTATTTCTTGGATATGGCGGCGCAGATTATTGCGAAGATGATTACGATTTCAATCTTGAATGCTATCACGGGTCTTTTGCCTGGTGGTGGTGGTGGTGGTGGTGGTAGTTTGAATTTGGGTGGCATTCAGAGTTATTCGGGAATTGGAGCAAATACACGGCTTGCAGAAGGTGGTTACGTTACCGGCCCAACCAACGCTTTGATCGCAGAAGGTGGCGAGCCTGAATACGTCATCCCAGAATCCAAGATGCGCGAAAGCATGAGCCGTTATTCCAGAGGCTCACGCGGATCTTCTGTTATCCCGGCAGAAGGCGGCGGCGGTTCAGCCGGAGCGGAAGGCGGTGTTGCTGTTGCCGCTCCAATCGATGTTCGCTATACCGTGGAACGCATCAACTCGGTTGATTACGTCACTGCTGATCAGTTCCAGGCCGGAATGCGAGAAGCAGCCAGCAGCGGTGCAAGAGAAGGCGAACAACGTGCTTTGTCTACGCTGAGGCAGAACACGACGCAGCGTAGGAGGATTGGAATCTAATGGCTGACTCAACGCTTGCCTTTGCTCACTACCTGACACTCCGCACGCCAGTGGCTCAGGGAGGCTTTTCATTCCAAAACTATTGGGTAAATGAAGACGCTCCATTCTTCAACGTAAACACAGGAGCGAGAGTCAATTTTGCATTTTTGCCCTTTGCATTTTCTGGGTCAACAGTGACTAAGGCTGGAGACAATCAGCCTGCGTCTATTGCTTTCCCCAATAACGAGCTAAGCCGTCCTTTTGCAACGATTGCTGTTCAGGATCAATACATCGCAAACGTTAGAACTGTTTTGATCAACCCAGACAACAGGGAAGATTACACATTGATCAGCCGTTACGTCGGGCAGATTGTATCTGCAAAATGGTCGT